GATAATGGTATGGCATCAATCAAATATGTTGGAATCATGACTTTGAATGGAATTAAAGAATTTATGAGAAATTTCAGTGCGGCTGAAGCTGAAAGAACGATGGGCAGCTTGACTGAATATGGACATCTTCGTGCCATTAGTTTGCAAACAGAATATGGCTGGGAGTTTAATCCTCATAGATTTAGATTTACTGAAAGTGAATTGAAACGTAGGTTTGGTTCCAAGTACAATGACCTTATATATCGTCATCAATATGGAGAGGATATGAATGTGTACGTTTCACCATTTGTTTTGCACGAGAGAGTTGAACAAATATTTCGCGCTGTGTTTGGGAAGGATTATAGAGAAATTCCTAAGTTTTATGATAACAAACATGCTGCTCATATATTAATGACTATTGATAACTTGTGTAAAAAACTAGAGGATTTTCTTATTGATTTGAATGAAGAACGCAGTACCGAACTGGATGTTTCACAATTAACTGTAGATTGCAGACAACTTGAACTCTTTGAGAATTGCGTATGGTAAGGGTTACAATTAACGACAAATATCAGCTTTCTGTCTCAAAGATGAAAGCATTCAACAACTCTTTTGAGTTGAAGTTTAATAATTCCCAGGATTCTATCTGTGCTTATAGATATTTGATGGATAATGGCATTCAGTGCTATCATGCTGGATCTAATGCACCACATGGTCCTTATGTGGCGATATATACTATGAATAACGATAATCTAAAAATTAAAGTTACCGCATGAAAACAATATCATTGACCTTATATAGCTTCGATGATTTACAGGCAGACGTTCAAAAACAAATCATTGAAAAAGAACGCTGGAACATCATGAATAGTTGTATGGAAGCGTATGGTACCGATTATCAGAAAACTCTAGAAAAATTTCAAGAGTTAACCGACACCTATGTTCGTGGTTGGGAAGTTGGTTATGAGGGTTATTGTTATAGGGTTGACAGTGATAAGGGGCCGTTTTATGAAAATCCGTTAGATTATGATAAAGATATATGTTATAATGAATTGTCTGGAAAGTTGATGTTCAGATATGTACATAACAATATCATTCCATACATTACAAAAGGAAAATATTATTCTAAAGGTAAGTGGATTGATGGCAAATACCAAAATACTCAACGTTATAGTAGAATTATAACATCACTTAGCAATGATTGTCCACTGACCGGCTGTTGTTATGATTGCACAATTCTAGAACCATTATTGAAATATTATCAGAGTTGGCCTACTTATCCAAAAGGTTACACATATAAAGATTTGATGGAAGAATGTTATGAAGCGTTTTTCAAATCATGGCATGAAGAATATGAGTATTGGGCAGACGATGAAGATGCAATACGTGAAGAATTGCACAATAATTATTATGAAGACCGTTTGTATTATGAAGATGGTCGGGTTTATAATGGTCCTTTAAATTTTGATTGATTATGGAAGCCAAAACATTAACATTAAAACAAGTCGGATGGCAAATTACTGGTACAGCCGTAATATTGTTATGGGGTGGAGGTATTGCTACTATAAAGATGGAAGATGCCTACATTCGTTCCTTAACTCCATTAACTGAAGAACAATTGGTTCAAAATTTGAATGACAATGGTTTTGGATGTCAAAGAATATATGGAGGTGAAGTACATATTCACGAATTGTATGAAAGAGGATTGTCGGAATTTGTTGACACGAAAATCGTGAATACAAATGGTGGATTAACTGATGAAAAATTGGAAGAAATATTGTCTAACGTTGAATTTTACTGGTAGTATGGCACACACAATTATTAAGTACGGCTCTCAGGAAATTCATTTGAGAAGTACACATATTGGACAGGCGAAGCCTTGGAATGGAAAACAGGTAAGAGAAGCTTTTAATGTGAATGTAAAGGTTGTTGAACCCAATAGTCTTAATTGTGATCAGTTCAATGTAACAAACTTTACTTATTACACGAAGGATGGATTTTATCTTAAAGCATCGGATAAAATACATGCTTTTTGGTGTTTTGTGTCTGATGCTCAAAGTGCGACATTAAGTATTGATGATTTTTCTTCTGAATTTGGGTATGAAAAGGTAAGTGAATGTTTGAAGGTATATAACGCTTGCCAAAGACAACTGGTTAAGTACCAATCATTAGGAATTAATGGTGATATATGTGATTTATTGAATTGGTTATCCGAAACATACAATATTTAATTATGACTGACAAACAAATCCAGACATTGAAAAACACTTTGCCTAGAGGTATTGGCTCTTGGCAACAAATGACTCATGAGCAACGCATACTTGATCGTGAATTGGCATTAAGGGAGTATACCAATAGTTGTTTGATATATGGCTCTGAATACCATATAATTAAAGATGGAAAAATAAACCCAGAACTAAAAGGTAACGGTTGGTGTCCAGCTTATATTAATGAGTATGTTTCTGAAGAAAGAGCAATGGAACTTTACCATGAACAAAAAGAATCATTCAAAAAAGCTACCGTGAAAGTTGGTGTATATACTGACTTTGAAGGATGCACATATAATTCATGTGTGTGGGGTGATGAGTAATAATCAGATTATAAGACAAATAAATTTCATGAATATGGGAACATGTGTTATTAATGGAAAAGTATATAAAAATATCAATGGTGTTGTGACCGTTGAAAATGACAGAATATTGGTAAATGGTAAACCTTTAGAAGACTGGCATGAATCCGATGAAAAGACTATTAACATTACTATTGAAGGAAATGTGGAAGCTCTGGATGTAACTAATTGTAGTACCATTAATATCAGTGGCGATGCAAAGAAAGTGAAGACAGGACACGGTGATGTTAAGATTGGTGGAAATGTTGATGGAGATATTAAGACTGGTCATGGTGATATAGAATGTGGTAACGTAGAAGGTGATGCCTCAACTGGGTTTGGCGACATTCGTTGTGGAAATGTCCGTGGCCGTGTTTCAACTGGTAATGGTAATGTGTATCATAAATAGCATAAATAATATGGCAGACAAGATATTAAACATGTTCTTTGACTTTGACCGATGGGTAAAGGCAATAGAAAAAGGTGTGTTTAAAGACATTCGTAAAAGCGAACTTATACGATTAACTGATGAAAGCACACGAATGATTATGGCTGATGCTATGATAAATGGTAAATACGAAATATTTCCACCTCATACAGCTCAAATACCCAAAGAAAATGGTGAGTTTAGAACGGTTTATGTTAATGAACCGGCTGACCGTGTAGTTTTGGGTATTGCAAATGATTTACTGTTTGATTTGATGCCGGAAATGCTTCATAAGTCTTGTAAATCATATCAAACAGGAATTGGTTGTGGTAAAATTGTTAAAGAAGTAAGCAATCGGCTCTCTCAGAACAATTATAATGGTATTATGGGCTGGAAAGCTGATTTGAGTAAATATTTTGATAGTGTACCTATTCAATTTATAGATAGAGCTTTTGACCAAGTTGAAAAGAAACATGGTCACTCTGCTTTAATTGATATGCTCCGAAAATACTATCACAATGATTTGTATTTTGATGAAAACAATCAGTTGCAAAGCAAATATCAGTCACTAAAACAAGGATGTGCAGTAGCTAGTTGGTTGGCTGATGTATTGCTATATGATATAGACAAAGAACTGTCCGTACTGGATGGGTATTATGTCCGATATTCTGACGATATGCTGTTTGTTGGAAAAGATTACAAGAAAGCGATGACAATCCTTCAGTGTAGATTAAATGAAATGTCTATGAAACTAAATCCCAAGAAAGTGGAATATTTGACCAAGAATCAATGGTTCAAATTTCTGGGATATAGTATAAAAGGTGACAAAATATCGCTTTCTTCTACACGAATCAAGACATTTCAAAAGGAAATAGAGTCACGAACAATAGATAAACCTAATAGAAGCTTACAGAAAGCTATTAATTCAGTGAATTGTTATTTGTATAAAGGCAATGGAGAATATAGTTGGGCTACTCAGATTCTTCCTGTATGCAATGTTAAAAGTGATTTAAATGAATTGAATAAGTTTGTGTTGGATTGCTTGAGGGCTGTAGAAACAGGAAAACGTAAAATTGGTGGATTAGGGTATGTCAAAAATAAATCAGATGGATGTATTGTACGTGGAACTGGAAAGAATGTTGCCGCTAATCGGTCTAAAACAGAACCTAAGATTGAAGGGTATTTGACTATTGTATGTATGCAAAACGCCATTCTTACAAGACGTGCAGTTTATAATACATTAGTAGCATCATTGTAACAATATAACTGAGCACACAGTTGATGTTGATGAAGAATAAGCGATTTAATATACAGGTATTTAACCAGATTTTTATTTCAGGATGGTATCCTGAAATAATCTGGCAATTTCCTGTATAATATCAGAATATTATAGTTATGTGCTGCTTATTTTGCATCAATCACCGTAGCACAACGGACTAAGTTCAAGAAACAGGGATTCAATATCCAGCAATTAACCACTGCTGGTTCCGATAACATCCCGTGTCATTGTCATTCCTACGGGATGTGATTGTCACCAGCTTCGCAATTCGCTGGAAATATCTAATTTATAAAGTAATGTGTCATCGTTATGAGAACTTATCTGATGGTTCAAGAAATAGAAATTTAATCACGCGTGCTATAAAAGCTCTCTCGCGGCGATAACCATCTATAACTCGATGGTAATGCGCCGCGATATAGCTTTGCACACGCTTCATATCAAATTTATAAAGTGATGTGCCGCTATTTTGAGAATCTTTACCTAACACAAGGTTTAATGTTGAGGTCGGAATCATTTATGATGCGATTGAGTCACGCCGGGTACCACCACCGTTCATCTCCAGTATATCCCTGGAGATGACCCGTTCAGGTACCTCAGCGGACTAACAATACGCATCTATCATAATCATAAAGACATGTGTCACTCCGAATGAGACATTGGGTAACGTAACCAAATAATTGCACAAGGAATCGTAATTCAAAAGACTGTTCTTTTACCAGGATCTCAGAGTCTGTAACCATCCTCTGCGATCCTGGAACCAACAGTCGTTGTCAAATTGGTAAAGTAATACGTCAAAGATTTTGAGTGCAAATAATTTAAACAAATTATATGGAAAACATTTATCAAGAATCAATTGCAGCTGTACAACAGGGCGCAAAATTTCAAGTCAATTTTCAAAAAATGATGTTGAAGATTGATAACAAGGTTATCATTGATAATGGTAAATATGAAGGAAATCTAGGACTTTCATTAGTTACCAGTGCAGAAGAATTCATATTGAAAGTAGAAACCATGTATGATTCTTATAAACATTCAATGCCTTCAGAACGAAGTGAAAGTCAGCGAAGAAAGTATTTTATGGCACTTCCAGAAAAATGTCTGGAAGATGAGGATATGATGTATGGCGTAAGTCGGGATTTAGCGCAAATTACATTAGAACTTTACATTTTATGTCAAGTATTGCTTGGATTTAAATGGGATGAAAATGTGATGGGCAAATGGTTTTGGCAGAGTGCAAAAGATAATGATTTAGTAATATTAAGAAAATGGATTAATAAATAGAAAGGAGAACAATTATGAAGAAATTAAACAAAACAACAGTTGCGTGTCCTAAGTGTGGAGCTGAATTCGCCATTCCAGAACACGAAACAGTAGCGATTGGTATTGTAATCGGTCAAGATTCTAATTTGGGAACAGTACACCCACCATTGGCTGAGAACCAATCAAAGTCCAAAGCACCAACAAAAGCTCAGGAACGAATTGAAGCTTTGCGTGCTGCTGGTGTAGATGTAAGTCACTTGTTTGCAATTTTGGGAGCAAATGGTGGTGAATGTGTGGCTTCAAATGAAAATGGGGAATTCAAGGTCTTGAATGAAAATGATCCAATTTTTGATGCAATCAAGACTAAGGGCACAATTCCAAATCGTAAACTGTTTAGACGTTGGGTGTTGGCTCAAATGTTCCGTCACATGAGTAATAAATCTTGGAAAACTCAAAAGCCAATCAGTGTTACTGAATCTATTCATCGACTAGGCTATGAATACCAGTGGAAGATGGTAATCAATGAACTTTATGCCCAAATGAAAATGATGGAAGGTAAGGATATGAACAATTTTGTTGACCGTAGCCGTTGGTTCAACAGTGCTGTAGTGAATGCAATGGCAAATGATTACATTGATAAGTTGAAGGTACGTGTCGATAAGCTTCAGACTTATAAGTGTAAGGGAATTCCTTATAAGAGAATTTGTAAAAAGAACTATTTTGTAGATGATTTGCAAGCTAAGTTGTATCGTCCATTATACTATGCGATGTGCAGAATTAAAAGTGCTAAATCAATTAAAGAGTTATATGAGACTACTGTGAAGTTTAATGAAATGCGTTACAGTATGGCCTGGGAAACACCTCAGTGTAAGGAATGGTTGGATGCTTATAAAGGCTCTGGTTCGTTCTTTGCAATGCAGAATCTCATTAGATTTCATGGATGCAAGATGGTTTCAGATAACGGTGTTCGATTGACCAAAGACGAATCATATCGTGCATTAATGGCTAAAGCTATTGAATACCAAGGTGAAGGATGGCGTATGCTTGGTGTTTTGAAAAGACTGTTGTCTGACAATAACATTGATATTTCAGCTAAGATGGCTGAATGGCGTAAGAATAAAAAGTAAATCATGTCCAGAAGTTTGGTAAACTGGATATAATGGATTGATAATGTTTCAACTATCCGGTAACTAGAAACCGGTTAGAAGGCAGGGAACCCCTGCCTTCCATCCGGTTTAATAACCAGGATATTATCATGTGTGTAAAGTTATACCCCTAATCAATAGTTATATCTTTTAAATATTATTATGTATGGCAAAGAAAAAGTACGACCTCAAATATATTCAAGAAGCAGAAAAACGTATTGAGCAAATTTTGCATGATACACGAGAATACGATGATTGGACACAAATCTGTTTGTCTATGAAAGATGCTGTACATGCGGCTGCTACCATTTATGGACGAGACACTGATGAGTTGATCCACAAACTTAATGGCTTTGTTCTTGAAATGGTAACGAAAGAAATTAATAATATCAATAAATACGATATTACATTTCAAAAGAAACAAAAGAAGGTTTCAAATGAAAACACAAAAATCATTGCGGTCCTCGATTTTAGCTGCAATTCAATTGATATTATTCATGTAACGGCTGAAGAGTTAGCCAAATATGAAGACGAAGAAGAATTCCTTTCAGAACATTGTCAATACGACCCTTCAAACATTCAATGGATGTGTGGAGATGAATCTGAAATAACTAAGAATTTAAATATGACACCTGACGATTTCGGTTAAATTTTATTGCTATGCCCTACATTTCAGAGAAAATCCCGATTGCTGGTACCCAGTACGACAGACGGAGAAAACTTACCGAAGACCAAAAGCAATATATCAAATGGCTTCGTGAGGAAGAGCAAATGAGCTACAACCAATTAGCTAAAATGTTCAATGTGTCAAAAAGGTTGATAATATTTATTTGTCGGCCAGAAACAAAAATTAAAAATGAGGAACAATTAAAGCAACGTAAATCTGAAGGAAGATATAAATATACCAAAGAAGAATGGGCTGCAACACTCCGAGAACACCGAAGATATAAACAACAATTAAAGATTGAGGGTAAAATATGAAAAACTTTAAAACCTATGTAGAAGACTGGTTTCACAGTTGGTTGGAAGAACATGAAGAACAAGACGATTTCTTTCAGGAAGTTTTCTATGCAATGGGGTACACTCTTGAAGAACTGGGAGAAGACAATCATTTGGATTTTCTGTTGGACCTATCAGCTGATGATATATATGATAAGCTCCTTACTATTCATAAAATAGTAGATGACCAGCCGGATTTGCTAAAATTTTTAGTAGAAATGTTCAAACAAGCAGTTCCTGATAAAGAAAAGGAATTTGTTGATGAGTTTGTAGAAGATATGGCTGAACATTCAGAAAGCTATAATTCACCATTAGGGTTCTTCCAAGATTTAACACATGGCTGTCAATCTGGTTTGATAGGAATGTTGATTTATAATTCCGATTGTCAAAAGATTTATGGGAAATATGCCAATGATATGGAAACTTTCAAAGAAGAAATAGAGCAAGAATTGGGGGTTCCAATACACAATAAATCTGGGGTGCCACATTACACTTTCGTATGTTGGTTTTGTTATGAAGAGCTAGGATTTCAGATTGCACGTAATTTATTTGAAGACGAATTTTAGAACTATGGAAAATACAAAGAAAATTAGTTATTCCAACTTTCAAAGTATGATTGATGGAATTAAGAAACAAGAATATTTGGAAGTCAAGTTAGCAGTTGAAGCACATGATGGGCATTATTGTTGGGATGTTACAACAGATGATGGATGTCCAATTATCGCGGTTAATGTGAATGGTTTTGCCCCTAATCCAATGGATGTTTGCATATCAAAGGTGGCCATTGTTAATGATGAACTTGTAGTTGAAGGTGTAGATAAAGAATATGGCAATCCTGTAAACTTTAAACCTGAAGATGTATTTGCTGGTCATTTGTCCTTTATCATAGATTATCTTCCAGCGACAGAATCTGTAACCAATGTCTCTCAGAAATGTTCGACAAACGTGTTGTTTGGAGAAGAAGCAATCAAAGCGTATAACGAAGACCGTTGGGAGGAATTTGTTGAATCACACGAAGGATATAATCATATTACAAGAACTTTTGAAACAGAAATTGAAAGGCAAGCTTATTATTCTGGAATTATTGATTGTAATGGCTGGGATGATTATGCTTTCCTTGATTCAGATGAATTATTGGATGATGAAAATTTGGAAGAATTATGAAAACAATAGAATATTGGCGACATCCCACAAAGGCTGAAATCAAAGCTGGATATGGTGCTGTACATTGGTTGACAGTGGACATTGAAAAAGTTAAAAAGCCTGATGGCTCATTAAAGAAATGGTTTATTCACACGGATGGTTTGCGATATAATCATCCTTAATTTTTGTCCTTATGTTTATAGATGAATTAACACAAAACAAGATTCATGCCAACTTGGATGAATCCATTATTCATGGAACTTTGCGTAATTGTGATATTATTCCAGCTTTATGCAAAGTGATTAAAGATACACCGGAGTATTTACAATTGTTAGCTTCACCTGGCAGCACTATTCATTTTGCATTGAGCAGAATTGATGACAATTCCGATGATTGGTGGAATTCAGAAGAAGCCACTGATTTATGTCAGGAATTATTTGAAGTCTGTGACCAGTATGCTCCTGAAGGATATTATTTTGGTGCTCATCCTGGTGATGGAAGTGATTTTGGATATTGGAAAACAGACTATTAATTGTCTTCTCTATATTTTCTTTTGGGCTGTTCTGATGTAATAATCAGTGCAGCCCTTTTTGTTAAATAAAGGTTAAAAGTGGACAACTATTCACACCTTAAAAATTCATTTGACTATTCATATAAAACAGTAATAATATGCGTACATGCTTTAGTTCTCATTCAGAAGTTGCTCATCTATGGGCACATCAAATACAAGACGAAGCCAGATATTCTGGTGGCAACTTTTATTTTCATGGTAATACCATATATTCGTATGGTTCGCATTTTCCATGTGGCACTATCGTAACCAATTTGGATGGTGAGCAAGCTTATATATTGAATTCAGATTCATATAGTACTACTACCGCTAAACATAAAGCAGAAGTATGGCACTCGTTACCAAGTTCTTGTACCTATTTCCAAACGTCTGGTTGTAAATCTCCTAAGTTAACACGTTCAGGTAAGTTCTTATATGGCTATTGGACAGCCATTCATGTAATTGTGGACCAACTTATGATTTTGTCGGGTTGGATAGAAAAACAGAAAAAAGCTCGTTCTCGTGATTATAGACGCGATATTGCTGATACTATTTCTGAAATTCAACAGTGGATTAAGTTTTGGGGGTTGAACAAGAAGCGTAAGTGGCAATTGCATGAATGGAACGATGAGCACCCTCAAATGTATTCTGATGTTTACACGTTGTTCAAGAAGAAAAACATTGCTTTGGAAATCCATACGCATTGTGAAATTTCTACTAACAAATGCTTAACCAGTGTACATTTGTTTAATTTGCTTTGTTCTACAGGGTGTATTGATTTGGTAAATGACGCAGTTCGTATTGACGATGTAGATAACTTACTGACTACCTTTTGGGGAGAAGATGCAGCCAAGGACCTGGAAAACAAACTAAAAAAATGCGCATCACTGGAACGTCAACGTGTTCGTAAGCAAGCCAAAGATAAGATTAAACGTGATAAAGACCGTTTGGAAAAATGGCATGAGCATGATCGTGATGTTTATAGTTGGCACCCTTCTTATGAATTTGAAAAAGCGATGGGGTGGCATACAGCTTTGCGTATTGATAAAGACAGTATCGCCACAAGTAAAGGTGTTAATATATCGTTTGCTGAAGCTAAACGTCTTTGGGGATTGATCCAAGCGTTTCATAATGGCACACCGTTCAGACATGATTTGGCATTAAGCCTAAGTGGGACATCATGGAAGTTGAACAGCTATGAAAACGATGTGTTGACTGCCGGATGTCACAAAATTCCATATAGTGAATGTGAACGTATAGCTAACTTAATGAATTGGTAACATGCCATATAAGATAGAAGACATCAAATTGGCTGGTACTAAATTCGATGCACGTGCCAAACTTACAGAAGACCAAAGACAAGCAATTAGAGTGTTGTCACGTGAAGGTTACAGCCAGAGAAAACTGGCAGCTATGTTCAATGTTAGTAAACGCTTGATTCAATCCATCATAACACCTCCAGTTCGTAAACCGCCTAAAAAGCGAACTAAAGAATATTGGAGCACAATCAAACAGCGTTACAGAGAACGTAAAAAGGATTTGTATCAAAGTGGCAAAATCAAGTTTAACAAAAGTAATTCAAATAATCTCATTAAATAATTAATCGAACAATGAAAAATGTAGTAGAAGTGCAGAAATCCCAGCTGTATGCTATTTATAGAGCTGGCAGTGAAAATGTCAAGGAAATGATGAAGGATATGTTTCCAGATGTAATTGGTGCCTTAGCTATGGAACGCATTAAAACTTGGCAAGATGTTTGTGCAGAATTGGGTATCGAACAAGAAACTTGGAATCAAATGGTTACAGCTATGAAAACTGCTTGCCCCATGTCTGAAGGTGAAACAAAGTGTGCTGTAGCACACATGAAAGTGTTGATGTTGGCTAAAGCCCTCAATGATGGTTGGGAATTGACAAAAGAAGCAGAAGATAATTCTGAAGGGTATGGCATTTATTGGCTGAAACGTGATGGCGTTCGTGGTGAAGTTGATTTTCAAGCAAGCTCGGCTTGTGCGCCCGGTTGCGTGTACGCGAATCATTCGTTCGGGTACTCGCATTGGCACTTCGTGCCTCGGCTCTCCTTTAAAACACGAGAACTGGCAGAGTATGCAGTATTGCAATTCCCAGATATTTGGAGAGATTATTACAATAATTATGAACAGGTAAAGAATGAGGCGCAAACGTGTTAAAAAACATGTTACCGACATTAATTTTAATTCAGAATCTTTATCCGATGTAAGACTTTATATCAAATTATTTCTGAAATCAGTGCTGCCCCAGATTGGATTGAAATCTGGGGTGGACTTCTGGGTAACTAGCAATTATTTGAGAATTAGACATATTAAAAAAGTAACCGGTAAAATCATAATCATGCTGAAAGAAGCATTTCCTGTATTGAATTTCTATTGGGAAACGCCACGTGTTTTGGTATGGTTTTAAACTTTGGAACAATGAATATTACAGCATATAAAAATCAAGTGAAATCTATGTCCGATGTTGAACTTATTGGTCAACATACTGCAATAAGC